TTAGAAGGTTGGGGCAGATATTTCTGGGGCCAATATGAATGGGGTGCTACTGGAGAGTGGGACACTGCAAGTGTAACAGGTCAAGCTTTAACTGCATCATTAGGTAATGAAAGTATAACAGGAAATGCCAATGTTACTTTAACTGGTAATGCAATAACTACTGCTTTAGGAACTTTAGATCCAGAGCCGGATGCAATGGCTACTGGCCAGGGTTTTACTGTCTATGTTGGTAGTGTAACCACAGTAGCAGATGCAAATGTTTCGGTAACAGGTGAAGTAATGAGCGTCGCCGTAGGAACCGCTACTTTAGATGCAAATTCACTTATTGATGTTACGGGTTTTGCTTTAACTACTACTTTAGGTAATGAAGATACTGATGCAAACGCAAGAGTATATCCAACAGGAAATGGGTTGACTATGTCTTTAGGATCAGGTACTACTCTTATTTGGAGTGAAGTAGATACTGGCTCAGCGCCATTAGATCCCCCTGGATGGTGGGATGTTGCTGCATAATGGATTTGACATAAATCGATTTATTTAATAATATGAACATATAAGGAATTAAAAAATGGCGAACGCTACATCAGATAATCTAAAACTGACAGTCCAAGCAACCGGTGAAAACTCCGGAACTTGGGGATCAATTACAAATACAAACTTATTAATTCTAGAACAAGCAATTGGAGGTTACGACGCATTTAATGTAACGAATTCAAGTAGAGCATTAACTTTCTCCAATGGTGTAGTTTCTAATGGAAAAAACGAAATAATAAAATTAACTGGAACCTTAGCAGCAAATGTTAATGTTACCATTCCTGATTCAATTGAAAAATCATATACAGTTTGGGATGGATGTGATCATGCAGATTACACTTTAACATTTAAAACTACTTCAGGTACAGGAATTCTTTTATGTGAAGGTCATACTTATCAATTATGGTCTGACGGAACAAATATTTATAAAGGATCAGAACAAAAAGTATGGAGAGCAGTCACTGCAGCAGAAACAATTCAATCAGGTGCTCAAATTTTAGTAAATACAAGTGGGGGAGCGGTTACCGTTACCTTACCTGCTTCTCCAAGTACAGGGGATGAAGCTACTTTTATTGATCAAGGATATGATTTTGATAGTAATGCTTTAACAGTAGGAAGAAATAGTTCCAACATAGCTAATGCAGGAACAGATCTTGTAGTTAATACTCAAGGAGCTGGTTTTAAATTAGTTTACTCTGGAGATGCTACCACAGGGTGGACATACACAGAGAAATAGGAGATAATATATTATGTCAAATTATGAAGCTACAAAATACGATTATACAGGTGCCAATCTTACCGGCATTGAAGGAATTCCAACGGGATGTATTATTCCTTGGTCTGATACTTCTATTCCAACTGGTTTCTTAGAATGTGATGGTCAATCAGTATCTAGAACAACTTATGCAGCATTATTTGCAATTATTTCAACTACTTATGGTTCGGCGGATGGTTCATCTTTCAATGTACCAGACTTAGGTGATAATGTAGCAGTTGGTAGATCAGGAACTAAAACAATAGCTACAACAGGTGGAGCAAACACAGTTACTGCAACAGGAAGTGTTGGAGGCTCAACGGCGGCTCATACATTAAGCGAATCTGAATTGGCTGCTCACTCACATTCTATACCAAATTTGTTTGTAAATCATGCAATACCAAGAAATCATAATATAGGAGATGGATCTCATGCCTACTGGTCTACTCCAAGTACCACCAGTGCTGGTTCGGATTCAGGGCACTCTCATAATATGAGTGCAAATTTTTCGGGAGACGCAACTTCAGTTGTTCAACCGTATTTAGCAATATTATATCTTATTAAAACTTAAGGAGAAAAATGGCAACTAACGCAACATGGACTGTAATATTCCCCGACAAGAGAATTAATAAAGGGGGAGCATCTTCTTATACAATAGATGATGATGCATTTTGGAATGATCCAAAATTTTCAAACATCTGGGCGATCCAATATGGAACAAGTAATACAAGCGAAGAAGTAGAATACAGAGACACAACTTCTCATACTTCTTATGCTGACGCTTCTTTGGGTGATTTTAACGAGTTTATTACTAGGTATGACGCAGCGCATTTAGCTCAACTACAAGCTGACTGGGACAATGATAACGTTGAGGGTGAAACTGAAGCTGAAAAAATTACAAGATTAGGTGCAAGACCTACTTCATACTCATCTTAAACACATCCAAAAAATTAGCTATCTAAACATATGAAAGACCATTTTCCTGTGTGTACTAAATACTTATTGGATTAATATGTATGTATGGTGGATTTGCTTAATAACATCCAAGAAGTTATAATATATTTTTCACCTTTTAATGGTGGATTTCCTCTATGAAGATAAGGAAAAGCTGCGGGGAAAATAACAATTCTCCCTGCTTTAGGTTGTACTCTTGTTGAGTAATGTAAAAATTCTGTTTCTCCACCTTCCTTAACATCATTTAAATATATAACAAAAGTAAAAGCTCTAGCCGTATTTAATAACCCCACCGAGTGTTCTATATGCCATCTGTGATAGCCTTGGGTCGGTAAAGTTTTTTGAATTTTAATGCTAGTATAGTTAAAGTCAATGTTAGGATAGGCGGCGCCGGCACCTGTATTTTTAGTGTAGTGCTTAAAAGCCATATCAAAGTTATAAAACATAATTTTACACTCCTCCCACCATACTTCCATATTACCACCATTCATAAAATATTGATCATCTTGTTTATATGTAATATCAGCATTTTCAAATTTAATTCTATTAAATGTATTTCTAAATTTAGACTCTTGTTCAAATAATTTAATTGCTTTATCACATTCTTCTTTAGTTATATAATTATCATAAACTCCAAGAAAATTTTTATCTATGGTTGCTGTTTTTTGTGGTGCTTTTATTATTGGAACAATTCCTAGTCCAGGATCAATTCCTTCTTTATATTTTTCTGAATCGCTCCCATATCGTTGAGTACCATATGATTGAGTATTTTTAGGGGATTTTTTCTCGTTTAGGGAATCTTTACATATAACATTTGAAGCAGTTTTCCCAACTTCGTCTGCTATTTTTTCTTCTATTTTATGCATTATACTTCCTTCTTTTTTATTTTTTAAGTTTTACACTTTTTATCTATCATATATTCTGTTATATTCAAGCTTTCATTATATACATAACTCATATATAAGATACATTATATGTTACAACAACTCAAAATTGTCCCAGGATTTAATAAACAAGCCACCGAATCTGGCGCAGAAGGCCAGTGGACTGATGGTGACAATGTAAGATTTAGATATGGCTTACCCGAAAAAATAGGGGGATGGAGTCAATTAACTGCTAGTGAACACACTCTTCCTGGAGCTGCTAGATCTTCTCATGCTTTTACGAGTTTAGCAGGAGAGAAGTATTCTGCTATAGGAACGAGCCAAGGTTTATTTTTATTTTATGGAAATGCATTTTATGATATTTCTCCACTCGGTACAGCTATTACAGGATGTACTTTCACCACAAGTGTGGCCGCCGGAAGGACAGTTACCATTAATAAAACAGCTCATGGTTTAGCAATTGGAAGATATATTACATTATCAAGTGTTTCAGTAACAGGTGATTCAAATCTTACAGCAGCTATCTTAGAAAAAGCTTATGAAATTTTAACTGTTCCAGATGCCAATTCTTTTACTATTGAAGCATCAACTGCAGAGACTGGAGTAGGAATGACAGCGGCAGGGGCAGCTACTGTTAATCCTTATTATGTGGTAGGACCCACCGTTCAAACTAGAGGTTATGGCTTTGGTACTTATTTATGGGGTAATTCAACATGGGGAACAGCTCGAACAACAAGTTCTGTGGTTCTGGAGCCAGGAAACTGGTCTTTATGTAATTACGGTCAAGTTCTTGTTGCAACTATTTCAGATGGAAAAACTTTTACATGGGACGCCGGGGCAAGTAATCCTAGAACTAATAGAGCATCCCAATCAACTACTAATTATGTTACTACTGCTAATCCTACATCAAGTATGATGACATTAGTATCTGATCGAGACAGACATTTATTTCATATGGGGACGGAACAAACAATTGGAGATACAAGTACACAAGATGCAATGTTTATAAGATTTTCTGATCAAGAAGATTTAAATACTTATACTCCTACAGCTATTAATACAGCGGGAACTTTTAGACTCGATTCAGGAAATGAAATTAGAGCGGCGGTTGCAGGTAAAGATTATAATCTTATCCTTACGGATACAGCGGCGTATGTAGCTCAATATGTTGGACCTCCTTATACATTTAGTATTAGCCAAGTAGGAACTAATTGTGGATGTATGGGAATGAATTCTGCGGTGGCGGCTGATGGAGCCATATATTGGATGTCAAATTCAGGGGGATTTTTTAAATATGATGGTACTGTTAAATCTATTCCTTGTTTAGTAGAAGATTTTGTATTTAATACAGATGGAGATAATTTAGGAATAAATTATGTTACTAATAAAATTATTTATGCAGGTCATAATAGTTTATATACCGAAGTAAATTGGTTTTATGCCAAAAGTGGAACTGAGCAAATTAATAGATGTGTAACTTTTAATTATGGAGAAAATGTATGGACCACAAGTTCTTTAGATAGAACCACATGGACTGATGCAAGTGTATTTGATACACCTTATGCCACTAATTATGGAGCCTCAACCACACCAATATTTCCTACTATATTAGGAATTACAAATACTTACGGAGCATCAATGTATTATTCTCAAGAAACAGGTACCGACCAAATAAATAGTACAGGTACTACTTCTATTAATGCTTATATTAGATCTGGAGACTATGACATTACTTCAAAGAAAAGTATGATGGGCCAAGACACTGGTGTAGCTGATCTTAGAGGAGATGGAGAATATTTTATGTCTGTTAGTAGGTTTATACCTGATTTTAAATATTTATCCGGGAATGCTAAAATAACTTTATTTATAAGTAATTATCCAAATGAAACACCTACAGGATCTCCTTTAGGACCCTTTACAGTAACCTCAAGTACTGATAAGATAAATACTAGGGCCAGAGGGAGACTGGTTTCAATTAACATTGCTAATGATGCAGTGGGTGAAACCTGGCGACATGGCACATTAAGATTAGACTCAAGATCGGACGGAAGAAGATAATGGCATACACAACACAATTTGGTTTACCACAAGGAGTAGTAGATTATTTAAATAATCAACTACCTAATATTGATAAGATATTTCCAGACCCACCAGTAGTTGATGATCCAGATCCAGATCCAGATCCAGAAGCAGAAGCAGAAGATAATTTAACTTTGCCCGTATATCCAGAAGATTATGGTGATACGTTTGGAGTAGATCCAGCTAAACTAAGAATGCCAAGTTCTTACACAGAAACCCCTGGATTGCCGGAAGCATATAATCAGTTGTTAGCTAATCGACAATTAACGAAGATGGGTATTAAGAACCCATTTGCTAATGAAGCTAATTTAGGTGAAGCATATTATGGTGATATGTATGATGTAAATCCAGATCTCTATGCACAAACATGGAGAGATAAAATTGGAGCAGGAATAAGAAGTCTGGGATATAGAGCAGGTAAATACATGCCTAGTGCGATGATTGGCAACGCCATATCGAAGATATTTCCTCCAAATAAAACAGCACTTTTACAAAAAGAAATGCTTGGACAAGGTTTTGCGTTAGATGATCTTGGAAGAATTGTTAATGTATCACATGGTAAAAGAGCCGATGGAACCTATGGATATATAGATTATGTTACTCCTCAAAATGTCATGGCTGGATACCGTCCAACAAGTGTTGATACATTTGATAAGAGAATGGCAAAAATACTCGCAGGGAACGCTACGAAAAAAACGAAAGATAGATATATAACTGCAATAGAAGGAGCTAAAAAATTGTGGTTAGAAGCGAACGTTAAATCAAATATTAGGCTCGATGACATGAACAAAACCGCACAAGATAATTGGAAACCTACTTATAATCCAGCTTCATCTCATGCAGAAGCACAAGCAACAGGTGGTGATTATCACAGTGGACATGAATCAACTGTCGGTCGACAAACTACTGATTGGGGACCAAATTCAGCTATGATAGCACGAGGCGGTTTAGCTCAGTATGCACCAAGAGGAAGTTATTTCAATGGAGGTTTAGCAAGTTTATGGCGTAGATAGTA